CTACAATGTCAGTTGAGAAGAAGATTGTTCTCAACAAGATGGAACGTGCAGGGTGTGTCGATGAGGACTTTGCTACACATCTCGTCACATGGTCTGATGTTATCCGTAAGACCTTTAATGAAGGTGCTATCGATGAACTCGTCAGCACTCGAAGGCTGGAACATATTGTGAATGCTTATGCTGTTTTTAAGAACAAGCTCAAAGCAATCACACTGTGTACAAATCGCTTTGATGAGGACACTAAGCAAGCCTTCATCGATTTGTACACTAAGGTCGATCCTTCTAACGAGCAGGATGAGGTCTCGGAAGAAACTACAAATGATGTCAGCTATTAAGGCTTGACATCATCACAAAACTTTGTTATACTATATTTTTATTAGTGAGGACTAAAAAAATGACTACCGGAAACCCTGATTTTACCGCAGATAACAATCCATTTGATCCTTTATCTGCGATCAATACCTGGGAAGGTATATATGTGTCTTTGATTGACTTAGCTAAAGAATCAGTTCATTACAATAAGATTGATGACAAGGTCATGTCTCGTCTGCGTGAGAAGTATGATGAAGAAAAGGCGGCAGGTCCTGCGTACACTATGGAACAGATTCCTAGGTCGAAGCTTAAGCGAAAAACGCCTGGTCAGCGAGCATCATTATTCCCTGCTCAAAAGGCAATGATTCTTGCCTTCAAACAAGCTTTAAATACTCCGCTGTTTGTCAATGTTGATAAATACGGGTCCTTTAATGTAATAGAGGGTCAGCAGCATGGTGTCTCAGATTCCTCTCTAGGCAACTCAGATGATTTAGTAAATTGCATAGTATTTCGTGATCAGCCTGATTGGTTTGAAGAGTGGTTCTTTTTAGAATTTAATTGTGAAAGTCGCACAGATATTAAACACTATGACCGAGTTCGTTTAGCAATTCTTATGGAAAGAAAGACTCCTACTGGAAATGACGAGTATGGAATGTTCGCCGAAAAACAAAATCTTTTTGAAGAGTTTGGTTTTCGCTACTTGGACGAGAAAGACACTAAAGTTCCATGTGGGGTATCACATCACAGCATTTGGGCAGTGCCTTATTCTGTATTAAAAGCTATGTTTAAGTTTATTGGCAATGATAATGAGCTTAAAAAAGATCCTACTCGTCAAGTCACTTGGGGATTTTGGGAGCTTGCTTCACAGTGTGGTTACTTAAACAATGAATCCGTGATTGCTGCTTGGCGGGATCTTGTGGTTGATATGACAGGGCAGCAGTATGTCACAGATGAATTAACCGCAATGCTTAAAGAGACTGGTCGTAACTGGTCTGCAATACGAGGCCCTAAGATGCTTATGGAACTGTTAAAGAAGCGAGGATGTAAAGATATTGATATGGCTTTGGTTTGTAATGACAATCCTACTACAATGAAAGAGATAGAAGATTGTATTGCTTTCAGTGAATTGGCTAAACAGTATGTATAAATCAAACTTCTTGCTGTATATTTTCTACACCGGTCTTAATTATAAGATCGGTTTAGTAGAAAAGAGAAAAAATTTAAACAAAAGATACAAAACTCTATATAAAGGTTTACAACAACCTGATAAAAGTATCAGAGATAGGATTAGTTTTGCTAGAGTATATGAAGGTAAAACTGATCGTATGATTAAAACTTGTGAGATTAATATAAAGAATTTATATTTAGAAAAAAGAATTCCTGATCACGAAGGATTTCTCACAGAGGCGTTTGATAGCACGGTAACTTTAGATGAAATAATTAGAGATATCGAATCTCAAACAAGATGTAAACTTAATCTTATACACGAGGACTATGTTCCATAATGAGCAAGAAAATATACAAGTTCAACGAAGACACCCTAGTAAAAGAGTTTATGGATTACATAGACTCTACTTACGGCGGACACTACGGTCAAGGCGGACTACAGTCCGCTGAGGTCATCGTAGACAGAGGACACGGTCTAGGATTCTTTCTAGGTAATGTCGATAAGTACAATGCTCGATACGGTAAGAAAGGTGAACCGGCTGATCATCGTAAGGACATCTTGAAAGTGATTCATTATGCATTCCTAGCATTGAATGAACACGATAGAATAAACTCTTGACTTTGAACTACAAGTTATGTATACTGTAGGTACAATAAATTTTAAGGATATATTATGAAAATAAGTAACGATACACTCTCGGTTCTAAAAAACTTCGCAGGTGTTAACACTAACATTCTGATCCGTGAAGGTAATGTTTTGTCTACTATCAGTGCTGGCAAGAATATCTTTGCTCGTGCTACTGTAGCCGAACGCTTTGATCGTGAGTTTGCAATATACGATCTTAACAGTCTGTTAGGTTTGTTGACTCTGATGGAAGATACTGATGTAGCTTTTGGTGATGAGTCAATCACGGTATCAAAGGATCGCAGTCTGTTTGAATATTACTACGCTGATCCTGAGATCATTGTGTCAGCTCCTGACAAGCAAATTGAAGTAGATGATTATTTCAGTTTTGATCTTTCTGCTACTGACTTAAATATGGTGATGAAGGCAGTTGGTATTACAGCAGCACCGATGATGAGTATTATAGGTGATGGTTCTGAGGTTGTTCTTACTGTAGGTGATCCGGCAACTGCTAAGAGCAATAGCTTCAAGCAAGTTATTGGTGCTAGTGAAAAGAAGTTTGCAGCACATCTTCAGATTGAAAACTTAAAAGTCATCTCAGGCGATTATCGTATTATTATTTCCGAGAAAAGGTTCATGCATCTTATAAATACTAATACTGATGTAAAATATTGGTTGGCTCTTGATAAGACTTCGGAGATCTCATAATGAATGAAGATCGCCTTGAAATTCAAATAAGAGAAGCTACTAACGGTTGGGTAGTAGAATTTAATAAATTTGGCGAGACTATAGAGTACATATACTCTCGCCCTGGTCCTGCTATTAGTTTTGCTAAAAAAGTAATGACAGGTGATGCAGATGTTTTTAACGGAGCAGCAGATGAATCCTAGTAAAGAAAATCTCGAATCAGAAGTAACTATCGAAGATGATAATTCTTCAGAAGATGAGACTGAAGGTAGGCACATTGAGTTAGTCATCAACGATGATACTTCAATTAAAGAGAAGTTTGGTTAGTGAATTTGTTCTTTTTCTTATTAAAATATATTATGACTGGTGTAAACGATGAAAGAACATTTCCTCTGGGTCGAGAAATACAGACCCCAAACAATCGATGATTGTATCCTACCTGAAGATACAAAGGCGACTTTTAAAGAGTTTCTAAAGAAAGGAGAAGTTCCTAATCTTCTCCTTTGTGGTACAGCAGGCACAGGTAAGACTACAGTTGCTAGAGCCTTATGTGAAGAACTCGGTTGTGATTATATTGTTATCAATGGTTCAGATGAAGGTCGTCAAATCGATACTCTCCGAACTAAGATCAAAAGTTTCGCTAGTGCTATCAGTTTCGAAGGTAAAACTAAGGTCGTAATCATCGATGAGGCTGACTATCTTAACAAGGATAGTGTACAGCCTGCTCTTCGTGCATTCATAGAAAACTTCTCAGAAAATTGTAGATTTATATTTACTTGCAATTATAAGCAGCGTATCATAGCTCCTTTACATAGCCGAACAACTGTAATTGAGTTTAAGTCGGACAAGAAAGATAAAGCAGTACTTGCAACTAAGTTTATGAAGCGTATGCAAGGCATCCTTAATAGTGAAGGAGTTACATACAAAGATCCGGTATTAGCAGAACTGCTAATGAAATATTTCCCTGATTATCGTAGAGTCATAAACGAACTTCAACGATATAGCTCTGCTGGTACTATTGATGAAGGAATCCTTAACAATATAGCAGAGATAAATACGAAGGAACTTGTTAATTCTTTGAAAGAAAAGGATTGGAAGAAGATGAGGCAGTGGGTTGCTAACAATGTTGATAGTGATCCTCAATGTATATTCAGATTTATTTTTGATAGTTTGGTTACTGAAATTTCTACTGTTCCTCAGATGGTTCTTCTTATTGCAGACTATCAGTATAAATCGGCATTCGTGGCCGATCAAGAGATAAATCTTATAGCCTGTTTGACTGAAATAATGGCAAGCGTGAAATTCAAATGATAAAATATATACACGTTAATCAACATAAAATTCGTTCTAACAAAAAGCATGGGACTAATGAACCTGTAATTACTATCAAAGAAGGCAGGAAAAATACTTACTGCCATGAAGTAGAGATACACGGTCCTAGTAAAATGTTTTATGGTGGTAACGACAAACCAATTCTACCTTGCGGGGCAAGAGTAGTAATAGAGACAGAAGCGTCGGTGACATTCAAATGAAAACTAAATTTTCAACAGTAGATTATCACTCTAAGGTCAGAGTGGTTTTTAAAAATGGCTTTTCACATGAAGTTTGGGTGAAAGGTATTATATTTGATGATGATGGTCAAATTGGATGGGAACACATACACGACCATAATGAATTCCTCGAGTTCTTACCAGATGAAATTCTATGCATACTTAGAGTAAAGTATAAAAAAGTCAGACAATGGCACATTCTTCGAGGTCTGATTGGCTTATTTTCTAGCACTTCTACTAGTGTCAAGACTGCTTCATCAACTGCTTCTAGCGGCATAACCGGACTATTCTCATCTATCGGGTTTGCTATAAAGAAAGTGGTATCAGGAATCTTTAACGTTATTAGAAGAATAGTATTAGGAATACTTAATGGTATTAAGCGAATAGTTTTAGGAATACTTATTGGTATTAAAACAATAGTATTAGGAATACTTAATGGCATCAAACGAATAGTTTTAGGAATTCTCAATGGTATTAAAGCCATACTTTCTGCTATTTGGGCTAACATAAAGAAATTGTATATCATAGTGCAAAAGATACGACAACTGATAACTAAAACTAGAAGACGGCTTTTTGGAATAAAATAATATGAGTTTTCTTGAAGAATTGGGTCCGCCTGTTGAAGTAGTGAACGAAAAAGATTACGAAGAAAAGATATCAAAGATTAGTCCTTTTCAGTTTGCCGACAGCATTAGTAATACTAAAGTAGATTTAATGGATACTGAACATGCTGAATCTCAGTATAATCCTTTTATAGTAAACCGTGCATTGAGCTTCGGGCATGACACTGTAATTGCTGCTAATGAGATGAATAGTAGACCTCACATAGATGCAAGAATGCAGTATGATTTTTTGAGAGCAGTAATCAGGAAAGGTAAACGATACAATAAATGGTTAAAACCTGAAGAGTCTGATTTAGAAGCGATACAAGAATATTTTGGGTACAGTTTTAACAAAGCTAAAGAAGCATTGCGAATTCTTTCCAACGATGATATTGAGCGAATAAAACTAAAATTGAGAACCTCTAAAGGTGGTAAAGTATAAATACCTATGTTAAATTGAACAGCATTAATATAGGTGAAATAAAGATGGATGACCGTAGTAATTTTTTTGACATTGATTATCCTGGATATTCTCCCTTGGAGATAAAATTAGACAATCCAGAAAATTTTCTTAAAATAAAAGAAACACTCTCTAGGATTGGAGTAGCTTCCCGCAAAGATCAAATTCTTTATCAGTCTTGCCACATTCTTCATAAGCAAGGCAGATACTTTATAACTCATTTCAAAGAGCTATTTGCTTTAGATGGCAAGATTGCTGACTTTACTGAAAATGATATACAACGAAGAAACACTATTGCCAAATTATTGCAGGAATGGGGTTTAATTTCTATATTAAATACAGAAGAATTGTCAGGTTGTCCGATGAGCCAAGTTAAAATTGTTTCGTTCAAAGAAAAAGTTGAATGGGAATTAGTGCCTAAATACAATATAGGCAAAAAAAGATAAAAAAAGTTGACGTTAGCATATAAATGATGTATAAATATTAGTGTCAGATGAACTGACACCAATACCCGGGATGCCGCAAGGATCCCATTACATACTCGCTGAAAAGGAGACGCAAGATGGTAACTCGTAAGTTCAATGTAGCCGACATGGCTGAAATTTTAGATAATGTAAGACCATTCACAGTGGGCTTTGATCGTATATTTGACAATCTCAACAATGTATCAGAGATTGCAAGCAACTATCCCCCCTACAATATCATTAAACAAGATGATGAACACTTTGTAATAGAACTTGCAGCCGCAGGTTTTTCTAAAGAAGAGTTCAACATACATCTTGTACCAGAAGGCAATAAACTTGTTGTCCAAGGGGTACAAGATAGAGGTGAAGACACAAAAGAATACTATCATAAAGGCATTGCTGCTAGAAACTTTACACGAACTTTTGCTTTGACAGAAGATGTAGAAGTAGAAGGTGCAGAGTTTACAGATGGTATGCTTAACATTTCTCTCGTTAGGATTATTCCTGAGGAGAAAAAACCGAAAGAAATTACAGTGAAATAAATAGGATATTATTATGGCCAACGTACAAATTATAAAGCTTTCTTCAGGCGAAGATATCATCGGTGATGTTACTGAGATAAATCTTGAAGGCGGTAAGATGATTCAAATTTCTAAACCGTGTTATATTATGATGAGACCTAAGCCCGAGAATGAGTATGAATATGTACTTGGCCTTACCCCATACTGCCCGTATGCGAAAGATCAAATCATCCCAATCATGCCTACGCATGTCATTTCAGTATATAATCCCACTACTGCGTTGTTGAATGAATACAATAACAGATATGGTAGCGGTATTGTTGTTCCTGATGATAAAGTAGCTGCCCCCGCACCTAAACAAATCATCACAGGATAAATCATGGATGCTGAAACATTAAAAATTGTTGTTGAAGATTTGGACCGCATAATCAATTTAACAGGTATAACTCTTCTTCGTGGCAAGTATTTTGAAAAGATAGAAGAACTAGAAAAGGAGGCACTATGTACGAATACCGAGCAACGATAAGAAGAGTCGTGGACGGGGATACCGTAGACGTTGACATCGATCTCGGATTTGGTGTCTGGTTAAAGGATGAGCGTGTCCGTATCATGGGCATCGACACACCTGAGTCTCGCACCAGAGATAAGGTGGAAAAGAAGTTTGGAAAAGCTGCCGGTGCCAGATTGAAAAGTTTATTAGGAAAAACTGCTGTACTGAAAACTCGTGTAGCAAAAGGCGGCGAGGATATGAAAGGTAAGTTCGGACGAATTCTAGGAGACTTTCAGGTTTACTATGAAGCTGAAGACAGGTACTGCCTTGCAGGTGAGATTCTAGTGAAAGAAGGCTATGCTGTACTGTATGAGGGTCAATCTAAGGACGATGTAGAAGACGCTCATATGAAAAATCGCCAGAGGCTCATATCAGAAGGAAAAGTATCTGTATAAGTGCTTGACATATACTCTCTATCGTTGTATAATAGTTGAAATGATAGGGAGTTTATATGTTTTACACATACGCTAGACACTACGGCAACAAAATTCTTTACAGAGGTATAAGCACCTCAGGTAAACGACAAACAGCTAGACACGATTTTCAACCTACTCTTTTTGTCCCCTCCGACAAGCCAAGCATATACAAGTCTATGTTTGGAGAATCTGTTTCTCCTATTAAGTTTGAATCTAATACTGAAGCAAAAGAATTCATTCAAAGCTATTCAGATGTTTCTAATTATCCTATCTATGGTCAATCTGATTGGAACTATCAATATCTAACTGAAAAGTTTCCTGACGAAGTTGATTGGGATCAGAGTAAAATTAAACTCATATCAATAGATATTGAAACGACAGTTGATAACGGGTTTCCTGATGTCAACAATCCGCTAGAGCAAGTCACACTTATTACTATTCAAGATGCGGTTACTAAGAAGATTATTACTTGGGGCTGCGGTGAGTACACTCCTACTGAACATACCGCTCACTTGAATGTAGACTATCGATGGTGTGAAAACGAGAAGGCATTGTTTACTAGCTTTTTAAACTGGTGGGCTATGGATCCTCCTGATGTAGTGACTGGGTGGAATATTCAGTTGTTTGATATTCCGTATTTAGTTTCTCGTACCGACAAGTTGTTCGGTGACGATATGAAAAAAGCCTTTAGTCCTTTCAATCTTGTTAAGAAGCATGTCGTAAAACTAGGCGCTCGTGAATTCTTACGCTATGAACTATGGGGAGTCGCTCAGTTAGACTATCTTGACTTGTACAAGAAGTTTACTTATGTCACTCGTGAATCTTATAAATTGGATCACATTACTGAAGTTGAATTGGGTCACAAAAAGTTAGAAAATCCGCATGACTCGTTCAGAGAGTTTTACGAAAAAGATTGGAATCTGTTTGTAGAATATAATATTATTGATACTGTGCTTGTTGACGAATTAGAAGACAAGCTCAAATTGATTGAACTTTGTTTTACTATGGCATATGATGGTAAGATGAATTATTCCGATGTATCTTCTCCTGTAAAAACGTGGGACTGTTTGCTGTACAATCATCTTTGGCAACAGAACGTTGTCTTTGGACAGAAGGAAAGTAAGCAAAGTCGTAGCATTGCAGGTGCATATGTGCAAGAGCCTGTTCCAGGTCAATACGAATGGGTCGAGAGTTTTGATGCAACCTCACTCTATCCTTCTATCATCATGCAATACAACATGTCACCTGAGACGCTAGTGCCAGGCGAAGTGTACGATGTGACTGTTGATGGCATGTTAGAGAAAAAGTATTCCTTTGATGGTAAGTATGCGGTTGCATCTAACGGTCAATGCTTCTCTCGTGATAAGCTAGGATATATGCCAGAGATTGTACAAAAGTTTTTTGATGATAGACAGCGATATAAGAAGTTGATGAAGGAGTCTGAACAGTTACTTGAGGACACGAAAGATCCTAAGTATAAGAACGAGATTGCTAAATACAATAACTTTCAGATGGCTCGTAAGATTCAACTTAACTCACTTTATGGTGCGATGGCGAATGAGTACTTCAGATTTTTTGATACTCGAATAGCAGAAGGCATCACACTATCAGGGCAAGTTATCATTCGTGAAACTGCAATTGCTTTGGATGAGTATGTTAATGAAGTGTGCGGGACAAAAGGAGAAACCTACAGTTTCTATTCTGACACTGACTCCTGTTACATCACACTCAAAGCCGTTGTTGACAAATTCTTTGCAGACAAAGATACGAATAAACTAGTTGACATACTCGATAAGATTGGCACAGATCAAATTGAACCTTGCATATCAAGAGCAATGGACAAACTAGTAGACTATACACACGCCTATGAGAAAAAGATATTCTTCAAGCGAGAAGCGATAGCAGACAAGGCTATTTGGATCGCTAAGAAGCGATACGCTATGAATGTGTATGACAATGAAGGAACTCGTTATCAAGTTCCTCAATTGAAGGTAATGGGATTAGAGATTGTTAGATCATCTACTCCTGCACCTGTTCGGGCTAGTTTGAAGGAAGCTGTTAGGCTTACTCTTACTACAGATGAGAAAACTCTTCAAAAGTTTATAGAGAAAACGCAAAAAGAATTTAAGTCAATGTCTCCTGAGGAGATCGCATTTCCTCGAGGGTGTAATAATATCGGCAAATACACTTGCGATACTGACATATACGCTAAAGGTTGTCCTATACACGTTCGAGGAAGTTTGTTGTATAATCATTACTTAGATGTAAATAATATCTCGCACAAGTATGAGAAAATACAAGAAGGGGACAAAGTAAAGTTCTTGTATTTAAAAGAGCCTAATACTATGCGTGAGAACTGCATATCATTCAACTCAAAAATACCTGCTGAGTTTAATGTACATCGCTATGTAGATTATGATGTAATGTTTCAAAAAGCCTTTCTTGATCCTATGGACACTATCGTTAAATCACTAGGATGGGAAACCGAAGAGACACATACACTGGAAGATTTGTTTTCTTAAAGTGCTTGACTTATGGTATTATATTATGTACAATGTATTTAATAATATGAAAGGGGGATACCCATGAAAAGAATAAAGCTTTGGTGGACAAGTTTGTGGTTTGAACAACACGAATTAATAATTACCGTTCCAGTGGATATCATATATCACGAAGACGGCTCTAGGACTGAAACAACACGAATGGATACATATCAAGTATCTAAATTGATAAAGACTACACCTAAAATTTTCATATTCGAAGACATAGATGGACGAAGGCATGAAATTAGATTTTTGAAGCCTGTAGTTTTTCACATTATAAAAGTATGGTAGGAGAAATAAATGAGTTTATTAGAAAAATTGAAGAAGAATAGTACGATTAAAGATACGTCTATTCTCACTGATTCAAAGTTCTTTGGTGCAAAGGACTTAATACAAACTGCTGTCCCTGCTCTGAATGTTGCGTTGAGCGGCAAGCTAGACGGTGGGTTAACTCCTGGGCTGACAGTATTTGCTGGTCCTTCTAAGCATTTCAAAACTGCTTTCTCATTGTTGCTTGCTAAATCATACTTAGACAAGTATGATGACGGTGTAGTTTTGTTTTACGATTCAGAGTTTGGTACACCGCAGGCATACTTCGATACTTTTGGTATTGATACTAGCCGAGTGATTCATACGCCTATCACAGACATCGAACAGTTGAAGCATGATGCAATGTCACAGATGAATGGCTTTGAGCGAGGCGATCATGTTATTGTGATTGTAGACTCTGTTGGCAACTTAGCATCTAAGAAAGAAGTTGATGATGCACTTGATGGTAAGTCTGTTGCTGATATGACACGAGCAAAGCAGATGAAGTCATTGTTCAGAATGATTACGCCTCACTTAACAATCAAAGACATTCCTATGGTGGTTGTGAATCACACTTATCAGACTATGGAAATGTTTAGTAAGGCAGTTGTGTCAGGCGGGACAGGTATCTACTACTCAGCAGATAATATCTACATCATTGGTCGGCAACAAGAGAAGACAGGTACAGACCTAACAGGCTATAACTTCATTATCAATGTTGAGAAGTCTCGTTTCGTTCGTGAGAAATCTAAGATTCCTGTTGAAGTATCGTTCACAGGCGGCATTGCAAAGTGGTCAGGGCTGCTTGATATGGCAATGGAATCAGGTCATGTTATCAAGCCTAGCAACGGTTGGTATCAGAGAGTAGACACTGATTCAGGAGAAGCAGTAGAACCTAAAGTAAGAAACAAAGATACTTACACTAAGGATTTCTGGTTGCCTATTCTTCAAGATCAGACATTCATCGATTGGATTGAAAAACGATATACAATCTCAAGTTCAGACGGCATAATGAAAGAAGAAATCACTGAGGAAGACATCGCAGATGTTTACGAAGCAATTGAAGTCTAAGGGTGCATGTGATCGTTGTCAAATGACGATTTATGAAAGTGACGAAGCAATATGTTTCCACACAGATGCAGAAGAATTGTATCTGTGTGGAGAGTGTGTTGAAATAATCCGTGAAGAATTTATGCGTGAGGAAAACATTTAGTGCAACAAAACATTGAAAGAATTATCCTATCTAATCTATGTTATAATGAAGACTTCCTCAGAAAAGTTATTCCTTTTCTAAAGCCTGAGTATTTTTCGAATGGTTCAGAGCGAGTTATATTTAATAAAATATCAGAGTATACTGTTAATTATAATGCGCCTCCGTCGAAGCAAGCTATTATCATCTCTGTTACAGATGACAAATCGGTTTCAGAAACTCAATACAATGAGATTCAAGAAATTGTAAATGATATTGAGAACGAAGACAGTAACTCAGAATGGCTATTAACTGAAACCGAAAAGTTTTGTAAAGACAAAGCTCTATATAATGCAATCATGGAAGGTATTCAGATAATAGATGGTCGTAATAAGGATATGGGTAAAGACGCTTTGCCTAGTATATTGTCTGATGCGCTTGCGGTAGGATTTGATAACAATGTAGGACATGACTATATTGATAACGCACCTGAGCGATATGATTTCTATCATAGATTAGAAGAAAAACTACCTTTTGACCTAGAAATGTTTAATAAGATTACTGATGGCGGACTTGCAAACAAAACACTGAATGTGGCGTTAGCAGGTACAGGTGTTGGTAAATCATTGTTCATGTGTCACATGTCTGCGGGTCATATAGCTCAAGGCAGAAATGTTTTATATATTACTATGGAGATGGCAGAAGAAAGAATCGCAGAGCGTATTGATGCAAATCTAATGAATGTTCCTATTCAGCAATTGAAAGATTTATCAAGAGAAATGTTTGATGACAGGATTGATAAGATAAACAATAAGATTCAGGGTAGGCTTATTATCAAAGAATATCCTACTGCATCTGCACATGCAGGACATTTTAAAGCACTACTGAATGAGTTGAAGTTGAAAAGAAATTTCATGCCTGATATAATCTTCATAGATTATTTGAACATTTGTGCGAGTAGTAGATTCAAAGCAGGGTCAGCAGCAAACTCATATACAATCATTAAGAGTATTGCAGAAGAGCTTAGAGGTCTTGCAGGCGAGTTTAATGTTCCTGTTGTTACTGCTACACAAACAACTCGTAGTGGCTATGGTAACAGTGATGTAGAATTGACAGACACATCAGAATCTTTCGGTCTTCCTGCTACAGCAGACATCATGGTTGCTCTTATAAGTACTGAAGAGTTAGAGAAACAAGGTGTGATAATGGTGAAGCAATTGAAGAATCGTTATGCTGATCCTACTTCAAACAAAAGATTTATGATAGGTGTTGACAGGTCAAGAATGAAATTATTTGACTTAGAAGATTCTCAGGCTGGATTAACTGATTCAGGTGCGTCTCAGCAAGATTCAACACCTGTATTCGATAGAGGAACTTCTTCGGATAAATTTGAAGGTATTAAGTTTTAAGATTTATAAATAGTAGAACCCCAAGAGGACACTACTATGTCAGAACAAAAACTTACGCTTGATTCATCTGAAGAGTTAAAGCAGGCCGATTTGAACAGTGACGGCCACCTTTCTACACAAGAAATGGAGTTGATGTTGGACGCTAAAAAAAAGCGATTAGAAGATGAAGATGCCATGCGAGACGCACAGCGTAAAATGGCATGGTTTGCTCTCGGCGGCATGCTATTATATCCTTTCGCTGTCGTTATTGCTGAAATGGCTGGATTGCAAAATGCCTCCAGTACATTAGGCGATATGGCACCTACTTACTTCGTTTCAGTTGCTGCTATAGTAGCTGCATTTTACGGCAAATCTGCTCTAGAAAGCAAGAAGTAGCACTCCAAGTAACACGTTATAGTCTAGAAATAACGTTCAGCACAGGCGCTCACAGAGCGTCTGATGCGATTTATAAGTCATTGATTCTATTATATTTTTAACGCTTGACAATAGCCCTTTATATTGCTATACTGTATAGACAATATAGGTTTATAGGTTATTGATTTGAGTGTGGAAAAAAAGTGAAAATAAAGCTTGACATTTCGGTAGTTAGTCTGTATAATGTACTTATAAACTGAAAAAACAAGCTGTGAGGGCTTACATTATGAATGATACATGGAATCGAGACGATCTTACTGGTTACATTTCAGACAGATGGAAGGAGTTGAATGGCATTCGTCCTCGTTTCAATTGGGACAAGTGGAGCACCAAAGAGCTTGAAGCAGAGTGTGATCGCCTCAACGCCCAGATCGAGTACGAGATCCATCGTGACCGTCTTGAGATGGAAGCGGCAGCCGGCGCAATGTTGCAGTATGCTCCAGACTTAGAAACAGCCCAACGATGGGCACAGGAGGTAGCGTAATGAATTACTCTAAGTATCCTTGTCAGGTTGAGATGGTTAAATATCATCTAGATGGCATGAAAGCAGGTATGCACACCAAAGAGAACATGGGCTTTATGTCTTGGAACGATGCTTGCACATGGGCAGGTTCAGTTACCGAAAGCAAAAAAGTTGGGTATGTTGTTTTGGAGATGCGTAATCTCGAAACAAATGAGTTAGAAAAGTTTTAATTAATGCTTGACATTGTACCCCTGATTCTGTATAATGTTTAGTATAGTAAAGAATTTGAGAGTGATCTCAGATAGCGACCGTAAAGTCGTTTAATTTTAAATGAAAGTAACTTAAAGGTGATTTAATTATGGCTACAACTACAACTACAACCACGGCAGCAGCTAAGACACAAAACGCTAAGATTCTTAATTTTCTTCGTTCTGGTCAGTCTTTGACAGCCGCACAAGCAGTTTCTATGTTTGGTGTTAAAACTGTCAGCGCTCGTGTTGCAGAACTCCGTGCAGCAGGACAGCCTATTTACACTAATGTAAGCAAGGCTGGCAAAACTTCATATCGTCTAGGTGTCCCTAGCAGCGCTATGATTGCAGCAGCATATGCCGCTGTTGGTTCTTCAGTCTTCGGCTAGTAGTAATGTCCTGAGCAAGAGTTTAAACTGCTCACCTTATCTATTTTTAACTATGACTGTGAGGGTCTATATTATGAATGCAAACTATGCGTTATTTTTTGTAACTGAAACATTCGATGAAACAGATCGTGACACTGGTGAAATTACTAGTTCCACTATACAATATGCTTGCACACCTGAAAATGTGTCACAGTATATTGAGAATGTCAATCATTCACGAAAAATCTCAATTGAGAAAATAGAAGTGAATCCGATTAAATACAAAGAAAGTTATTATGATGATGTGCCTTATCTAAGTGTAGCTTAGTAGTATTGTCCTGGGTATGATGCGAAACTGCCCATCTACATTATTTATTAGGAGGTATTATGGCAAATCATGTTGATAACTTTATAACCGTAATCGGTAACGAAGCAGCAACTTCCGAGTTTAATAGCATTTTTTCTTCTATATTCAGTGAAGATAAAGGCCTAAGTCACGCAGCTTTTCTACCAAGAGACGAAGACGGTCAAGTTGACATAAACAGCATAGGAGCTAAATGGGCTTATGTTGAAGATGTAAGTAACGATTATGCATCTGTGACCTCAGCATGGAGTGCTGTACTACCTTTTG